TGTGACAGTCGAGATCACCGGCCAGCGGGCCAATGGTAGTGAAGCGCTCAAGCTGGAATACTTCAGGGCGCTGCACTTCGCCGGGGCGTAAAGATGACGGTCTGGTATTTCGACTCGGACGGCGGATCAGATAGCAACAACGGCAAGAGCGAGGGCGCCGCAAAGAAGTTTTATGAAACTTTCGTGCTGGCTGGTTTCCCCGGCGCGGCGCAAGGCGATACCTATCTATTCAAGCGCGGGACGACTCAAGTAATCTCGGCTGCGAATGTGGGCGCTGGGTCAGGGGCAAGTACTACGCAGAGAACGCGGTATGGGGCCTATGGCGTCGCGCAAGTCCCATATTCGATATGGACGCCTCCGCCAACCGGGGGATTGAATAACGCCTATGTCCTGAACGTCAGCGGGAAGAGTTATATCGACTTCGAGGATATGTACTTCGATGGACTGGGCCGGGCAACCTATACGCTGTACTTGCTCGCGGCAGGGTCAACGCAGAACTCCGGTCACGCGATTCGACGGTGCTTTTTTACCAATACTGCAACCACAGCTCTTGGTATACCGAATGGCAGCGGGTTGATTTTTGGCGGAACGGATACATCAACTGGCGATACTGGCGATTATCTGATCGAGGACTCGGAATTTTTCGGCAACCCGGTGCACGGCATGATAGTTAACGGGGCGCACGATGTGGTAGTTCGGCGCTGTAAATTCCATGGAAATGGGTTTGACGCCCCGACAGGTGGGCATGGATTCTCATCTAAATACCGGTTGCAGGAGTTCACGACCTCAGGCTGGACGAATACGAGCGGAACTATTTGGTCGCGCGCGCTGGCGGTTTACCAGCTTGACGTCTACTACGTCATTACGAACGTAAGCAACTACGGGAGACTGACGAAGAATATATCCACCCCCACGACTCCCGCCGCCGGCGAGTTTGGAGTATCGGCAGGCACGCTTTACATCAACGTGGGATCGTCAACCGACCCGAAGAACCAGAGCGTGAGATATGCCTGGGGCCGATGCTACAACATCTTGGTCGAAGACTGCGAAGCATGGGGAAACTTCAACGATCCGAGGGCGACGGATGTCGAGGGACACGGTTTCGCATTCGACAATTGGGCGGATAGCTCGATATTTCGGAGGAATTATTCCCACGATAATCAAGGCGCCGGATTTTCCTTGAATCTGGGAGACAACAATACCGTTGAATCCTGCATTGCCACGAGAAACCAGGCGGCAGGATTTCAGGCGGCGTCTGCAAAAGGAAGCATGGTCAACAAAAATACATTTGTTAATAATAATTTAGGACCAGTTGGAATAAGGGCAAACGGTGAAATCGTGATGTTTCCCAATTGCGGCGGCGGAGAGATAAAGCAGAACATTTTGCAGAATTACGGCAACCGTCAGTATGCCGCAGACATCTTTCCGGATGTGACGGGAGTCTCCGCTGACAGGAATGTTGCTCACGGCTACCCGCTACTGGAAAGAGTCGCGGTTCTCCAGAGCACAATAATCGAGAACCCGTACCTGGACGGAGAATTCAGGCCGAGCAATCCGGCGGTTATAAGGGCCGGAAACAACTTGGGCGGCAAGGATTTTTACGGCAAGCAGTTTTACAGCCAGCCGAATATCGGCGCAGTGGAAGATGTCTCTGCTACGCAGCGAAGGTTATTTGTAAGAGCAAAATAAACAGTTAAATCAGAATACTAGGAGCCGCTCCGGGAAACCGGGCGGCTTTTTTAATGAGCATCAAATCCAGTTATCCGGAATTTCCGGATAACTCGCGCTAACGGCGATACCGCAGTCTTTACCAACCCCGCATTTCGCGGCGTGCTCACGACGATACCGCAGTTGGAGGAAGAGGCAAAATGGAATTGAATCAGCTTACGGATGAGCAAATCAATACCCTGACGCCCGAGGAAATCGAGACTCTGGAAACCAATCCGGAAAAGCTCGAGGAGATCCTTGCGACAAAGGGTGGCGCATCGGAAACGGCAACCGACAAACCCGAACAGGAAGAACAGGAAGGCGCGGCTAACGGCGCGGGGGAAGGAGAGCCGGTCGTTCTCACAAAGAACGGCAAGGGGATTATTCCTTACGAAAAGCACAAGGAACTTCGTGTTGAGAACTCATCGCTGCGCGAGCAGCTACAGCAGGCCCAGGGCAAGCTGGATGAACTTCTGAAGGCAAAGGATGAGGCTGGCAGCAAGAAGGATGCAGCGGTTGCGGATGACGCCATTGCAAAGCATCTGGAAAAGCTCAAGTCCGACATGCCCGAGGTTCACCAAGTCATTACTGCCGTTCTCGAAGGAAGCCGGAAGCATGGCGAAGAACTCAGAAAAACACTCGATGAGTTGAAGCGCGAACGGGAGGAATCCCAGCGCGCCAAGCAACTCACCGTGGCCGAGCAAATCGCCGAAGCCAAGGACAATAACCCCGACCTGGTGCATTGGGAAGGCAACGATCCGGAAGCATGGGAAGAAGCAATGAAGCAGGACGAAATCCTCAGGACCACCAGCAAATGGGCGAATAAGCCTTTTGCCGACCGGTTCGGTGAGGTGGTCCGCCGGGTGCGCGCCATTCTGCCCGAAGCCTCTGTACCGAATAAACCAGCCGATCCGAAGCAGACCAAGGCCGAAGCGAAAGCAAAGGTAGAGGCCGCTCCGGTGCGGAAACCCACAACCCTATCGGATATTCAAGGAGGCGTCACATCCACTTCCGAGGCAGAGCAACTTGCGAACATGAACCCGCATGAGCTTGCCGCGAAGCTGATGAAGATGCCGGCGCACAAAGCCGCAGCCTTGAGGGCCGAACTCGATTAAAAGGAAATAGGAAATGGCTGAAACCAATATCGCCAGCGGCAGCTCGCTGGCAATCAAGCAGTATAGCGCTGCGCTTTTGGCAAACACGCTGAAAGCAACCACGGCAATGGATAACCTCGTCGGGCCTATCGAGCCGAATGCCGCCATGAGTAAGGTGGCCGGTCAATCCGCCCCTGGCATGCCCATCGTGCGTATCGATAACCTGATGAAGAGTCCTGGCGACACCGTGTCGCTCGATCTGGTCGATACCGTTGGCGGGGAGCCGCTGATGGGCGATGTCAACCGGGAAGGAAAGGGTAACTCCCTTTCGTTCTCCTCGATGGACATAAAAATTGACTTGTCCAGCAAGGTCATTGATGCAGGCGGCAGCATGTCTCAGCAACGCACCAAATGGCAGTTGCGAGAAATTGCGCTGGCCGAGCTGTCGGGTTACTTCCCCCGCCTGACCGCGCAAACTTCTCTGGTGCATCTTGCCGGGGCGCGCGGATCGCAGCAAGGTACGGACTGGACCATTCCCCTTCAGAGTGCGCCGAGCTTCGCTTCTGTCATGGTCAATCCTGTCAAGGCTCCCACGTTCAACCGGCATTTCGTGGTGAACGGCGCGAATCTGACGGCAGGAGGCCAGCAACTGGCTTCCATCGCCTCCACCGATCAGCTCAAGTTGGCCCATCTGGACAATATTCGCAAGCGTCTGGACGACATGGATCAGCCGTTGCAGCCGGTCAAGATGGACGGCGACAAGGCGGCGCAAACCTCCAAGATGTGGGTTTTCCTGGCAACGCCGAACCAGTATTCCATCCTGCTGACGGAAGGCTCCTTGCGGGCATTCCAGCAAAACGCCGTGAACCGTGCAGCGTATTTCGATACGCGCCACCCGCTGTTCGCCGGCGAAGTCGGAATGTGGAACGGCATCCTGGTGATCAAGAACGAGCGCGCCATCCGTTTCATGCCGGGTGATTCTACCCAGATCATCACTTCTGGCAATGCCGCTACCGCGACAGAAAGCGCGCAGACCGTCAACGGTTCGCTGGGAGCCGGTTATGCGGTCGAGCGCGGGCTGTTGCTCGGCGCGCAGGCCCTGGGAATTGCCTATGGCAAGACCAAGACCAGCGGTATCCAGTTCGGATGGAAGGAGCACTGGTACAACTTCGAGAGCAACCTGGAAGTCATGGGCGAGAAGGTATGCGGCCATTCCAAGGTGCGCTTCTCCGTCGATGACGGCACCGGCACCAAGGTCCCGACCGACTTCGGCGTGATCGCAGTCGATTCCGCGGTTGTGCTGTAATCAATTATGACGTGAGCGGGAGCTGGCATAGTCCCGCTAGTCCTTTAATTCTCAAGGAGTTTTCCCAATGGCAACTTTCAATGCACCTGATTTGACGTCCAAGGCGCGCTTCATGGGAGGTTACGGAAACGGGACTATAGTCTACGGTACCGTTACCCCGACCGCTGGTGCCCTGGCGGATGTGTATCGCCCTGTGATTATCCCGGCCGGCATGTTGGTCACGGACCTCGACATCATCAATGATGACCTGGATACCGGCACAACCCTGTCCGCCAAGATCGGTTATGCGCCGGTCAATGCCGATGGACCGACAGCAGTGGATGATTACTTCAGCGCAACGGCTACGTTCATGACCGCTGCTGGGCGCAAGGTATGTGCCTTCCAGCCCATCAAGTTCGAAAAGGACGTGTACGTCATTCTCACCATGACTGCTGCTGCTACCACCTTTGCTTCTGGCAAAGTGACCGCAGTCGTGAAGGGACAGGCCGAAGGCGTCAAGTAATATCTCCTGAAGTGGTGATTTGGGGCGGCCTTCGGGCCGCTCTTTTTTTGGAGCAAAACATGCAAGTGCAATACATCGGAAAGTGCGACAAGCAGGACAGCATTCGCGGCGTAGGACTGCATTGGAGTCCAGGCCAGGTGCGCAACGTGACCTCTGGGGTGGCTGAACGGCTACTGCATTTCCGCGACACGTGGGTAAAGATGAACGATGAGGAAGGTAATGACCCCATAGATTTGACCGAGGATGAGAAGTCTGTCGAAGAGCCGCTGCCTGTCGTGGATTTCCACGCAATGGATAAGAAAGCTCTCGTTGAATGGGCTGAAACCAAATACAACGAGCGCCTGGACAAGCGCCAGAGCGAGGACACTATCCGGCACAAGGTGATCGCCCTGTTTGGCCGGTATGAGATGGACGAAGAAAGCAAATAATGGCTTTCACCTTCCAATCCGTTGTCGATCTTGCGCGCATTCCGCTGAACGACGAGGACAAGGTTCGCGTGACCGATGCAACGCTGCTGGCGTTCGCCAACCACGGCATGATGGCTTTAGTGAAGCGCCGGCCGGATCTATTCGTCGGGCAGTACGCAAACCTTCCGACAGGACAGAACGTGCTCACAGACGCCTTCCCGCTGGCCGCCGGCTACGTTCAAACGCTCGCCGATTACTGCACGTTCAGGGCCGAGACGATTGATGACGAAAAGATGAATTCCGGCCGCTCCCTGGCGTTTGCTCAACTATTCGGTAGCGAGGCGCAGCCGTGAAAACGTGGGATAACTTCTATGATTTTGTGGCAGGCGACCTTCCTGGCTGCCCATTCGTGGCTATCGATGTCGCACTGCGGCAGGCAGCCATTGATTTCTGCTCGCAATCACTGGCGTGGAAGTACGTTCATCCAGACATCGCAGTGACGGCCGGCGCCCCCTCGTACAACTTTGTTCCTCCTGATCAGGCCGTGGTGCATGCCGTCACCTATGCCGAGTTCGAAGGTAACGAGATCGATTGCCACACAGGGGAATCCGGGATCCAGATCTATGACTGGCGCAACCAATCCGGTACGCCTCAGTATGTCCTGGGTGGCGCAACATCGCTCTCCCTTGTGCCGACGCCTGACGTGGCCGGTACGTTGAAACTCGAAGTGGCGTTGAAGCCATCGCCTGCGGCAATCGGTATCGACGATGACATCTTCAATGAGTACCGGGACGCAATGGTTCATGGTGCATTTGGCCGACTGATGGCCTCGCCCAAGAAGCCATATACCCAACTGCAGCTCGCAACCTATCACCAGCAACAATTCACGGTCCTGACTGGACAGGCCGGCATGAGGCAGGCGCGGAACTATACGCGGGCACCATTGCGCACGACCATCAATGCGAGGGGCAGATAATGGCTGGACTCAAATTTAGTAATTTTGGCAAAGCACAGATTGCATCAGCGCCCAGCGGGACAACCGGTCTGAACTTTACCGTTACCGCCGGACAGGGCCTGCTCTTTCCTGCTTTGGCGGCAGGAGACTACTTCTACGGGATATTCAAAGACGCATCTGGCAATCGTGAGGTCGTGAAGGTCGAAGCGCGGTCTACCGATACGATGACGATAGCGGTGGGCGGCCGGGGTATTGACGGAACGACTGCTCGAACTTGGGCAGCAGGAGATTACTTTGTCGCCGGGCTGACCAACGTCGCGCTTCAGGAATCGCTCTCCAACGCCAATCTGATCGCTTTGGGAGCGCTGGCTTCGGCTGCCGATAAGCTACCGTACTTTACGGGAAGCGGAGCGGCGGCGCTGGCTGACATTTCGGCGTTTATCCGGACATTGCTCAACGATGCGGATGCGGCAACAGCGCGCACTACATTGGGTGCCTTGGACGCGTCGCTCGTGAGCAGTTTCATCCTGACTCTCCTGAATGATCCCGATGCGGCGACGGCGAGAGCTACCTTAGGGCTTGCTCTTCCCCTGCCGATCGCAAGCGGTGGCACGGGGCAGACCACGGCAGCCAACGCATTCAATGCCATAAAACAGCCGGCCACATCTGCTGCAACCGGCGTCGTTGAACTTTCGACCGATGCCGAAGCACAGACCCATACTGATACCACACGGGCCATCACTCCTGCCAATCTGGCGGCGGTAATTCTGGGGTTTAACCAAGGCTATCAGGATCTTTCAGGGAGCCGCTTTTCGGGAGTCACCTACACAAACTCGACAGGCCGGACCATCGCAGTATCGGCCTGGAGCACCACCGGGGGTATCACCAATATGATCGCCAACGCATTCGTCAACGGCGTGCAGATTGTATCGAACTCGCTGTATTCAAATGGCCCGGGATATAGCGCATTTGCCTATTTCCTTGTTCCTCCGGGAGCAACCTACCAGATTCAATTCGGCAATGCCGGCGTAACCAATAAATGGTTTGAACTGAGATGAAATATTACCGAGGTGATGACGGCAACGTCTATGCATACGAAGAAGATGGGTCTCAGGATCATTTGATACCTGAAACTTATGTACAGATCAATTTTCAGCTGCCGACGCCAACAGCTGCGGATCTGATCGCAGATGCTCATTCGCGAATCAATACCGCATATGAGGCGGCAGTTAAGGCGCTGACAGCCGGGTATCCGGAAGACGAGATCGCGTCCTGGCCCAAGCAGGAAGATGAAGCAAGGGCATTCGGGACAAAAGATACTCCATGGATCAACAGCGCGGCGCAAGCGCGCGGCATTGCCCCTGCGGCGCTCGCCTCCCTGATCATTGCCAATGCCGACGCCCTGGCACCGCTGCACGGCGCGCTGACCGGAAAACGCCAACTCCTGCGGGATCAGATCAATGCCCTGGGCGCGAATCCGAGTCAGGCTGCATTGGATGCGATTCAATGGTGATGTATGAATAAACCCACGCTCAGTGAAGTGCGCGATCAATCCCTGCATATGTTCTATGGTGCGTGCCTGATGGCTGCTTTCATTTGGCCTATTCCGGCTTGGGCAGCGCCTATATTCGTCATGATAGTCGCGGTAGAGCGAGAACTCGAGCAGCACCAGTGGCAAGGAGTGGGAAAGCTCGACCTGGCTTTCTGGTTGCTGTCCTGCCTGATATTCGACGCAGTCTACTACTCAATAAAGTTTCTTTGAAATCATAGTACTATAAACATTACAGGCCGCCTTGAGCGGCTTTTTTTATGCCCAAAATTCTATTTATCCTGAAGCGTAGGGAAGGTTGTGGCGAAGATTACGCCGGTAACCTTTCAACTGGATTGCTCAATTCCTCGACGTTCGTCCATGACATGCTGGTGCGCGCCAGAGTCCAGTCGAAGCTGGTTGTCGTAACTGACAACAACGACATCGATCGCGAGGTGCATCAGTACCGGCCGACTCACGTAACCATCGAGGCGCTGTGGGTTGTGCCGGAGAAGTTCGAGATTCTGGGCAAGCTGCATCCCAATGTGCGTTGGATCGTGCGGTTGCACAGCAACCTTCCTTTCCTGGCAAACGAAGGCATTGCGATGGACTGGATCAGTCGTTACGTGGAGCAGGATAGCGTTTACGTGGCTGTCAACAGTCCATCTCTGCTTGCTGATCTGAAGGCTCTGCAATGGCCTGAGGATGCGCGCAAGATCATCTACCTGCCCAACTATTACCCGGACATCTATACCCGTTTCGTTGGCAAGAAGAAGCGCGAACGGGTAATCGACATCGGGTGTTTCGGCGCGATTCGTCCGCTTAAGAACCATCTCCAGCAGGCAGTTTCCGCCATTCGCTTTGCCGACTCCGTGCAGGCTCGATTGAGGTTCCACATCAATGCCGGGCGAGTCGAGCAGAAAGGCGAATCGGTGGTTCGCAATCTCGATGCGCTCTTCTTCAATGCTGGTCACGAGCTGATCAAGCATGACTGGCTGGAGCATGACGACTTCTTGGATCTCATCTCGAGCATGGACTTGTGCATGCAGGTCAGCTTCTCCGAGACGTTCAATATCGTCGCTGCGGATTCAGTGCGTTGCGGCATCCCGACCATCGTTTCGAAAGAGATTCCATGGGCCAGGGCTGGCCTTGCCGATTCCACCGATACGGATTGCATCATCAAGGCCTTGAAGTGGGCATGGAAATTCCGTGCAGTGAATGTGTACCTGAACCGGGCCGGGCTGTCAGCTTATGTCGCCAACGCAAAGCGCGCATGGCTCAGTCCACTGCCGTAACTATCACATGAAGGAAATATGCCGCCGCGGGCGGCTTTTTTATTGGAGGTTTCAAATGTCGCTGCCAACCCCGAAGTGGAAAGAAAAAGCTGTTCAACTGAATGCTGCTGCTGATGCTGAAGCCGACAGCCTGCTGGACAAGCTGAAGGCATCGAAGTGGACGGCGTTGGTAATTGTAGGCGCAATCGCGGTCACTTTGCTGGTATGGGGCATCTCTCTCCTGATCGTGGGGTAAGCATGACGTGTGATGAAGAAAAGCCGCAGCGTAAAGGGGCGTCGAATTTCACCCTGACGCTTAGCGGGATACTGGGCATTACGGGGCTACTGGCCTCTGGGATAGCGACTTATAACACTATCCAGAACGACATCGCCGGTATCAAGCGTGGAGAGCAATATCAGGAGCAGACGAATCAGCGTCTGAGCGACGAGATCAAATCCACCCGCGCAGAACAGCGTGAAACGATGCGCGAGTTCAACGAAAAGCTGGATCGGATTATCCAGCATTGGCCAAGAGGAGGCAGATGATGCGATATGCACTTTTAATCGCCGCCACCATTCTGGTGGCCTGTACCGTTCCACCGGGCGAACAAAAACCAATACCTGTTTCCCCGGCCATTGATGTTACAGCGCCACGGGAAACGCCGAAGCCGAAGGAACACAAACCCCATGCCCCTAAGGCAACCCCTGCGCCCCCCGCTATTGCCACTCATCCCTGCGCCGGCATAGCGACTGGAGATCATGAAACTGATGTTCGAGCCAAGTTGGAATGCCTGGAAGAACATGGATGATCTGGACCGTGCGGCGGAGCGTGAGTTTCTGGCGAGAGATGCGGCACTCAGAGTGAGAAAGCCGGTACCGAAACATAACGGCCACTGCCTGAATTGCGGTGAAGCGTCACGTGGCGCTTTCTGCAATCCGGAATGCCGGGAGGATTATGAACGAATTGAGCGAGCAGCAAAACGAAGTGGTTTGCAAAAAATCGAGGAAGAAGAGTAGGACGCTGAGATTCAACAAGTGGACCGGGTACGCGGCAGCTGCGGCTTCGGGACTCATGAGCCTGGGGGATGTATTCGGGTACATGCGCACTGATTGGGTGTGTATCGCGCTGCTGATCGCAGTAGTCGGCATCAGCGGGTACAACTATTGGCTGAGACTGCATACCAGTCAGGCGGTGGAGTAATGGCAGCGGCATCTTGTTCTGAGGAAGAATTCATCTCTTTGTGGCGGCGCAGCTCATCTCCTCAGGTTGTAGCAAGCGCCCTTGGAATTTCTGTAAGAAACGTTTTGGGGCGCCGCAGGGCGATAGAGGGAAGGCGTGGCATTAGATTGGTTTGTACTGCGCCAAACAGCCCGGACATGAAAGTGACGATCCCTGATAACGGGATACGGACACGGGTTGATCTTGAAAACGGTGTCGTGATCGTTGGCTCTGACAAACACTACTGGCCAGGAGTCATATCCACCGCTCATCGAGCTGCCATCAAAGTTATAAAAGATTTGAAGCCCCAAATGTATGTCTGCAACGGAGACGCATTTGACGGGCCAACCGCCGGCAGACACCCACGCATCGGATGGGAGAAACCTCCGAGTGTGAAGGAAGAGTTATCTGCCTGCCAGGACAGGATGTATGAAATTCATGATGCGATGGGCGGCAAGTCGCTGTTCTGGAACTGGGGTAACCACGACATCCGCTTTAATACCCGCCTCTCAGCTGAGGTTCCGACGTATGAGGGTGTTCATGGGACTGATCTTAAAGATCATTTTCCTACGTGGAAATTCGGGTGGAGCATGATGATCAACGGCCGCACGATGATCAAACACCGTTATCACAACGGGGTTCATGCAACCTATAACAACGTTCTGAAGTCGGGGACGTCGATTATCACCGGGCATCTTCATGCGCTGCAAGTTCGGCCCTATACCGATTACAACGGCACCCGGTATGCGGTTGATACGGGAACACTGGCTGATCCGATCGGACCGCAATTCACGTACGCAGAGGACGCGCCAGCGAACCACCGTTCTGGTTTCGCGGTGCTGACTTTCCACAAGGGAAAGCTGATGCCGCCTGAACTCTGCGAGGTGGTGAATGAGCAGGAGGGCCTGTGCTTCTTCAGGGGATCGACATTCACGGTATGAACCTGTTACTCGATCCCAAGATTTTCAATTACGTGATCCTGATTCTGTACGCGTTGAATGTCATCCGGTGGATTTTTGCAGGCAGTTGGACGGATGCGATGTATTGGGTTGGGGCTTTTTGGATAACTGCTGTGGTGACCTTTGGATATGAGCGCTGAATCATCTTTGAACACCCAAGTTGACGGGGATCATTACTCGAAATTGACAATACAGCCAATCACCTACATTCATTCAAATAATCTGGATTTCTTCCAGGGCAGCATCGTGAAATATGCTACCAGGCATAAGGACAAAGGCGGTGCGGCAGATTTGCGCAAGGTGATTCATTTCGCGCAGCTTGCTATTGAATTGCAGTATAGAGAGAAACCATGAATTGGGACGACCCCGTGATTCGCGGATTATTGTTTCTGATCTTCATGCTGTTCGCTGTTGATTATTACTTCTTTGTCGAGGCTGGACCTTATTGGAGCGCAATGTGAATCTCGTTTGGAACTGGAAGGACGTTTTAAAGGAAGCATGGAGCGTAAGGCTAGGGGCTGGTTCAGCCTTGCTGGCTCTGATTCAGCAATCGTTGGCTCTTCTGCCAGCCGGTCTGTTTGGCTTGTCCCCTGAGGTTTGGTCTGCTGTTGGCGCAGTGATCGGGGCGTTGAGCGTTTTATTCGCCGCACTCGTCGCTCCAGCAAGGCTCATCGATCAGGGACTGGCGAAATGAGCATCATCCTTGGATGGCCTAGCGTGTATGCCGGCACTGCCATGGTAACGATTGGAACGAGCCTGTATGCCGGTATCGGTCCGGGCCTGATCTGGGGCGGCATATGCCTGATCGCCGCTGGCGTGTCTCAGGTGCTGTTGGGATGATCAAGCTAAACCCTAATCAGGTTCGTACATCGGTTGCCACGATGGTGCTGGCCGCCTCCACCTTGGTAGGAATTGCGGTCCATGAGGGCTATCGGGAGGATGCCTACATTCCCGTACCCGGAGACGTGCCAACCATCGGATTCGGCTCCACCGCCGGCGTCAGGATGGGCGACAAAACCACGCCAACGCGCTCACTGGTGAGGCTGCTGGATGAGATCGAGGGAGTCTATGCCACCGGGGTCAGGCGTTGCGTTACCGTGCCGCTATACCAGTACGAATACGAAGCTTATGTGCGGCTGGCTTATAACGTGGGAGTCGGAACGTTCTGCCGCAAGGCCGCACCCGGCAAACCACCCAACCTGATCGATCTGATCAATTCCGGCCGGTATGCCGAAGCATGCGCGCGCATCGAGGCATTCAAATATGGGCCCGGCAGAAAGGTGCTGCCCGGACTGGTGAAAAGGCGTGCAGAAGAACGGGCGATATGCGAGGGCAGGGCGTGAAGAACCTTGCCCCGTGGGTTGTTACGATTACCAGCTTATGGCTGTACGGCTCAGTGCTTTGGTCGTATTACGCCTGGCTCCCGGTACGCGTGTTCGATATTTTCCTGATGGTCGGCATGGGTATCTCTATTGGCGCGGTCATATGGGGATACTGGCGCATTGCTGCCATCTTCAACCGGATTGAGTCAAGACGATGAGACCCATCGCCTTCGATTGGGAATCCGGCACAGCGACCATCGAATGGCTGTCTGCCACTGCCGGTCTGATCCGATTCCTGTATCCCACACCGGAGGCGCTCCCGTTCCGCGGAGTCTGCTGTATCGACATCAAGGGAAACGAATACGAATTCAAGGGTATGGTTTTTCGTGAGAAGGATGATGCGCCCACGCTTGCCGAGCATCGCGCTATCAAAGGCTATCTTGCCAGCATGGGGCTAGTAGGCAAATCCCGGCGCCTCAAGAACGGGAAAGTCGTAACAAAGGTGTATCCGGGCAATCCCGCCCAAAACTCAACTGTGGAGAATAGTATGAAAGTTACCGTTAGCTTCGATGTGAAAGACGATCAAGGTCAAGACTTCGCCACGATCAGTGCCGCATATACCGGCGTTCCTGCTGCTGGTGTGGCCCACATGGAAGGCCTACTGATCAGCGGCTTCCTGCAACCGCTGGTGGATGTGGCTACCGCTCAAGCCGGTCAACCCGCAGCCTAAGCTCCCTTGCTGAAGGGTTTGTGGGATAACCTCGCGCCGCGTGGCTGTCCCTCCCTTCATTAATCAATGACAGCATTCCGCATAGCAGGCTTCTCCGGCCTCGTTCCGCGACTGGCAAAGCAGTTGCTCGCGCCCAATCAGGCGCAGGTAGCGACAAACTGCAATCTGACCTCTGGAGACTTGCGCCCGCGAAGCGGACCGCTGCTGGTGTTCGCCCCGGTCATCAATGGTGACATCAAGTCGATGTTCCGGATGGAGAAGGACGGCAACGAGAAATGGCTTGCCTGGAATCGTGATGTCGATGTGGCGCGATCCCCGATTGCCGGAAACACGTCGAGACGGTTTTACTATACCGGTGACGGCGAGCCACGTGCATCGGAATACGACCTGGCGACCGCCGGGATCGGGCCGTATCCCGCTGGCTGTTACGTCCTTGGCGTTACGCCTCCCATCACCAAGCCGACAGTGACCCCAACAGGCGGCGCGAGCGCGACGACTGTCAGCCGGTCCTACGTTTATACCTTCGTCACTCCTTGGGGTGAAGAATCCGCGCCTTCGCCGGCTTCGGATGTCACGACCAACAAGGTAGACGCAACCTGGGGCCTGTCCGGCATGGACGCGGCACCTCCGAACAGCGGAACCATATCGAACGCATTGAAAGATACGCCATCTGCAGGCTATGTGACGATCACGCTGAATAGTGTGTTCGGCCTGCGGGCATTTGAAGAAATCACGTTTGCTTCCGTCTCCGGCATGACGGATTTGAACGGCACATTCGCTATCAGCAGCATCAACGGCAACAATGTCGTGATCATCCTCTCCACGACGCAGACATACAGTTCAGGAGGCACCTGGGCGCGCGTGGCACCCCACAATACCTCTGGTATGACCAAGCGTATATACCGCACCCTGACCAGCCCGACAGGGACTGAATATCACTATCTCGTCACTATTTCGGTGGCGACCACGACTTACAGCGACACGATCTCGGATACTGTCGCAGCCGTCAATGAAACTCTGCCATCGACCAACTGGCTCATGCCGCCCGCCAACATGCGGGGCATTGTCATCATGGCGAACGGTATCGCCTGTGGGTTCTTCGGGAACGAGGTGTGTTTCTCCGAACCCTTCAAGCCCTACGCCTGGCCTCTCGCCTACCGGCAAACGTACGATCAGGACATCGTGGCAATTGGCATCAACGGGACTACGCTCGTTGGCATGACCGAGGGCAACCCTTTCACCATTACCGGTGTGGATCCGGTAACCATGGGTGGCGGCATGCAGAACCTGGGCGTGGCGTGGCCGTGCATGTCCAAGAGCAGCGTGGCGAGTTTTGCGTTCGGTGTGGGATATGCCGCGCCGCAAGGCATGGTCATCGTGGGGCCGCAGGTCGATATTGTCACCAAGGATCTTTTCACCCAGAAGGAATGGTCAGAACTGAACCCGGACACGTTCATCGCGACTGCGGCGGATAACCGCTACTACGCTGGTTACTCGGCAAACGATAGCTCGCTGATGTTCGTGATCGATAAGTCCGAAGCTGCGTCATTCGTGAAGGTGAACCAGCGCATTACCGAGATATGGGCGGACCCGGCCACGGGCAAGCTTTATGTCGCCGTGGACAAGAAAATCTACCAGTGGGAAGGCGATGTCGGCACGAAGCTCTCCTACGAATGGCGCAGCAAGAAGTTCCTCACAGCGCCCCCGATCAATTACGGTGCCGCGAAGATCGACGCGGATTTCTCCATGTCGGAGGCGGAGAGTTCTGGTTCCCAGGCTGCTTATGATGCGATCATCGCCGCAAATGAGGCGCTGATTGCTGCCGGCCTGAATGACGGTTTAGCCGATCCCTCGCTCGGGGAATACGAGATCGGCGGGGATGAAATGCAACCGCTGCCTCCCTTGACAATCGATTCCCTGCAATTCCAGCTTTGGGCCAACGATGAGCTGAAGTTCAGCAAGACGGTGGTGAATACTAAGGCTTTCCGGCTTCCGAGCGGGTTCAAGTCCGATAACGTGGAAGTGGTGTTGTCCGGGAACGTGAAGGTGACCGGGGTAGTGCTGGCAGAAACGATGGACGGATTGAAACAGGCATAGAAAATGTGGGTTCCATGTACATGTCACTGCGGATATGTATAGAAAGTAGAAGTTTTTAAGCAGATCAAGCCGCCTCGCGCGGCTTTTTTTATGGAGAAAAGAAATGGCTTTGGCTTATGACACTTCAATACGAAACGCAATGCTGGACGCGATTACTACTCGAGCAGGCGCAAGCGCTTTGCTGCGTATTTACAGCGGCACCAGGCCGGCAACGGGCGGCACTGCGACGACCAAATTGGCAGAGTTGACCTGCAATGCCACATTCGCTCCTGGCTCTTCTGGCGGGGTTTTGACCCTCAATGCAATCACGCAGGATTCAAGCGCAGATGCAACAGGTACCGCGACATGGTTCCGAATCGTTAAGTCCGATGGCACGACATTCGTGATGGATGGCGATGTCGGCACAAGTGGATCGGATTTGAACCTGACCACCACGAGTATCGTGGCAGGGCAGCCGGTGAGCGTTTCTAGCTTTGTCGTGACAGAGGGCAATCCATAAATGTGGCGCCTGTTCAAGGAATGGGTTTATCAGGTGACCATAGCGCTGGATCAACAGGCTAATGCCATCCTGGGCGGCTCGGCGGATGAAACCATGTCGTCCCGCTGTTTCCGGCTGCATCACATCCCAACCTATCGCGTACTGGAGAAGATCGTCAATGCGTTGTTCCTGCCGTTCCAAGGCCCGGACCACTGCAAACACGCATACGAGAAAGAAGTCCTCGGGCGGCAGTTGCCGTACAGGTTCTACGACCTCGCTATCGGGATGAATATCCAGTACGACAAAGACAAGCTGGGTGACAAAGTGGAGGTGCCTGAATGAGCGTTCTTGGAGACGAAATAACCAACGATCCGACCGGAAAAGGATATGCCGCATTCCTGCCGGATCAGCCAGGGCGAGTGGTGGAACTGCTTAACGATCAGACAGAAACGATGCGCAAACGAACTATCGTTACAGTGTTAAAGATAATGGATGTGCTAGGGGTGACGATGTACGAAAGCGTTATGAACAAGTTGGACGCGATCGCGCCATCACGAGTGATAGTTCGGGATTTTCTGAGTAGGCTCAGAATGGATAGTGGAGATATGGGTTCGCCTACCACCATAGGGATGATTGATGTAATCGGGAGTATCGCGGCTCCAAATGGTTTTACCGCAGAAGAGGTTGCTGCACTCAAGGCTATTTCCATGCAACCAGCATCTCGAGCGGAAGTACTGGGCCTGCCCTATGTGACTGAAGAAGATCTGAGGAACAGATAATGGCTACGACATTCACACTTGCGCAAGGCGCTCGCTCTTCCGCGCTGCTCACAATGGGAACGCTCGCGAGCGCTACCTATATCGCATCGTCGGCCATCGATCTTGGGGCGACAATACCCATCGATGTAACGTTGGAAATCGAGGTAACCCCTGGGTCAACTCCTAGCGGTAACAAACGTATTCTGGTGTGGGCGCAACTTTCACTCGATAACACAAATTTCGGCACTGGACCGACGAGCGGCATGACCACGACCGACGAGGGAGATCTGCAGTGGGTAGGGGCGTTCACGATCCAATCAACCGGCACGCATCGCCGATTTATGAAATTGTCTGATCTTCCGGTTGCAAGGTATCTTAAGCTGGTAGTCAAAAATGATATGGGCGTGGCGCTTACCTCCGGCTACATCTACAAAGCCGATATAACCGCCGTAGGCACCTAATGCTCATCCTGCCGCGGCGATATACGTCGCAGCCACCGAAGCGTTCAAGAGTAGACGCTTCCCACCCGATTCTTGCCGGGGTATCCAACGCCATAATCCAGTATGGCGACGTGAACGGCTGGAGAGGAAACAACGCCACCGGCGAATTCGGTTCCCTGATTCAAGATCCGACGCTGAATGGCACGCTGGCGTCTGATTATACGGATGCAGGCCCGGCGCTGAAGTTCGACGGTTCGACTACATACGCTGATTTCGGCACGGCAAATATTCCCACCGATGAATTCACGGTCATGTGGGGCGGCGTATTCGATGCTCTGAGCGGTGTTACAGGAATCGTGGATTGCTGTAACGGGACATCAAACGGTTGGAGCCTGTTCACCAGCGGAACCGACATGTACCTGTCGGGAAATCATTACTCCGGCGACTTATTGGCATCCGGCTGGGCGACGGGCACGTTTTATCACGGGGCTGCAAGAAACAAAGCTGGTGTCGGAATTTCCATTTTTCGCAACGGAGCAAAAATTGCGAATAGCGGAATTGGACTGACTGGCGTATCGAACCCCACCAATCCATTTTTGGTCGGGCAACTTCGGGTAAGCGGGCCACGGTTCATAACAGGGCGCTTCGCGTACTTTTATCTTTTAGATAAATACCTCGATGATCAGCAGATTGCGGATATTGCGGTAAATCCGTACAGGATACTTTCACCGCAAAGAAAGCTGTATCTGGTTGGCTCGACATCATCCGGCGCAACTGGAACGGTAAATGTCACCAATGCTAACGACACTTCAGCCGCCACTGGGACCACCACACTAACCGGCAGCCTTGCCAGGACCAATGGTAATGACACGCTGGCGGCGTCCGGCACGACGACAATCAAGGGGTCGCTGGCGAAGACAAACGCCAATGATACCTCCGCGGCGAACGGCACCACTACTGTAACAGGTACGCTGGCAAGAACGAATGCAAACGATACCGTAAGTGCCAGCGGGTCGGTTGGGTCATCGGTATCTGGCAACGTTGCCTATACCAATAATAACGACAGCGTTTCGGCAACGGGAACCACGACCGTTACCGGATCGCTTGCGCGCGCCAATGCGAACGACCCGAGTTCTGCATCTGGCACAACAACGGTCATAGGGTTTTTATCCAAGACCAATGCCAACGACATTTGTTCGGCCAGCGGGACTGTTCCAACCGGCTCAACCGGAACTATTGCCGTCACCAACGCAAATGATTCTGTTTCGGCCACCGGCACGACGACCATAAAGGGCAGCCTGGCGCGCACGAACCGCAATGATCTCGTTTCCGCGTCAGGAATCGTAAATAACGGGATCGTGTTTGAAGACGCGCTTACGGGTGTCAAGGCGACTTCTGCCGGCATCAAGAAACCAGGCATACCGGCAACGGCGCCGGACTGGCTCCGCACGATTTTGGAGACGGTGATCGGGCGGCGTGGGAATGCAATTGTGATTCCTTCCGCCCAGACATTGACATTTTCCTCAACCCCGACGAAAGCCGAGTGTGAGGCGCTTTACGCTTATGTGAACTCTGTCCGCGATGCGACTGAGGCTATTTTGAATAGATTGGACGGATGATATGAACGCAAATTTAATTTCCCTGCTGCGGGCGAATATGGGTGTCCAACTCGATCCCAATCTCGCGGCAGATATTATGGTGCTGGCCGATCAGATTCCCACCTTGGTTCCTTTCGACGTGATCGACCGCATAAAGCCTGAGGCGTCCGGAGAGTTCGCCTTTGCGGTGGAGCGCATCGAGGACATCGAGGACGAGATAAAGCCTCTTCACAAATCGCATTGGAATGAGACCGAGGGGCACCGGCACGGTCTGCCGTTCAATCCCGATTACCAAACGTTTATTCGCTATGAACGCGCCGGGCGGTATGTCCTGTTCACGCTCAGGAGGGATGGGGTGCTGCTTGGAAACTGTGCGATGTACCTGGATAGAAGCGCGCACACGCAGACCCTGATCGCGACCGAGGACACTCTTTATTTACTGCCGGAGGCACGCAAGGGTAGAACGGCGATGCGCTTCGTGGCTTACGTTGAGAATGCGCTGAAGCAAATAGGGGCGAAGGAAATTTGCATCACGGTCAAGATGGTAAACAAGGCTGGAAAGTTTTTTCAATTCTTGGGTTACCGCCAAGTTGAAACTGGTTTCACCAAAATTCTGGAGGATTCAGAATGCAGGTAGGAGTGTGCGGCGTGATTGGGTGTGGCATGCAGGCGGTAAAGCGGGGTATGTGTAACAGGCATTATCGAAGTGCTCTGGAAAAAGGAATAATTTCTAGGAAACGAGCTATTGGTGTAACGATTCAGGATCGCCTGAATTTTCACAGCCAATATATTCCTGAGACTGGATGCGTTGAATGGACTGGTACAAGACACCCTGAAACTGGTTACGGAAGCATAACGATAAATAGAAAAAGCGTGTCTACGCACCGCGCAGCATGGGAGGCCGCAAACGGTTCTATCAAGAGCCGCATGCATGTTCTCCACAAGTGCGACAACCGCATTTGTGTTAATCCAGATCACTTATTTGTAGGCACAAACGCTGACAATGTAGCAGATATGGACGCGAAAGGTCGTCGGATAAGTGTAAAAGGTGAGGAAAAGTGGAATGCGAAATTGAACGACGAGTTGGTAAGAAGCATCCGGAAAGATTGTCGAACGGCTCGACAGATCGCTGATGAATTGGGAGTAGGTAAAACCATAATTGGTCTAGTAAAACAACATAAAATCTGGCGGCATGTTTACTAATATTCTTTAAGGATCAATATACTATGTGTAGCTCAAAACCTCCGCGTCCTGACCCAGCAATCGGGCAGGCAGCATTGCAGAATGCTGACATTGCACGCCAACAACTTGATCTCGCCAAAGACCAATTGGCGTATAACAAAGAAGAATCCGCTTGGCAAACACCTCTAATCCAAAAAATAGCCCAGCAGCAGATCGACACCGCCGATACCAACAATCAGCGTTCCGATGAACAGTGGAATTTGTACAAAACCCTGTTCCAACCGGTCGAGTCGAAGATGGTCGACGATGCCATGAACTTCGATTCGCCCGAGCGGCAGGCCATGCTCGCCTCTCAGGCCGGCGCGGATGTCACCAAGAGCTACCAGGGCGCCCAGGATCAGAATCAGCGCAACATGGAGCGCATGGGGATCAATCCCAACTCTGGCAAGTTCCAGGCGATCAGCAGCGAAGCAGGTCTTGCTCAGGCTGCAGATACTGCTGGAGCAATGAACACGGCGCGCAACAATGCGATTACCCAGGGCATGGCGCTACGCCAGGGCGTGGCACAGTTCGGGCGCAACATGCCAAATACCGGATTGGCGGCCGACTCCACCGCATTGAATGCCGGTAACTCCGCAGTGGGCAACATCGCCCAAGGTAACAACATCAACAACGCCAACGCTGCGACCGCACAAAATTGGTTCGGCGGGGCGATGACGGGGAATAACTCGGCTGCGGGTATCCTTAATAATCAATACCAGAATCAGCTCAACGCTTGGTCACAGCAGCAGCAGAATACCGCAAACATGATCGGGGGCTTGGGAAGTCTTGCCGGATCATTGGGTGGAGCGGCAATCTTGAGTAAATTAAAAACCGGTGGCGTAATCAAGCACAACCGAGCATATGGCCTCTCATCTGGTTACCGGCCCAGATTGACTGATTATGGATTGCGTCGCAAAGGTTATGCTGAAGGCGGAATGATTGTGGGTCCTGGAACCGGCACAAGTGATTCCATCCCCGCAACGATAGAAGGGCAAACGCCAATTCAGGTATCGAACGGAGAGGCAGTTCTCAATGAAGGTGCCGTGCAAATAGTTGGGGAGCCGTTTGTCCATAATATCAATGCCGCGGGACTGGCGATGTTGAGTGGCAAAAAACCAGCGCAACCAGTTCCTGGAGCTGTCAACGGTTTGGCCGGATTATCGAATGGGAGGGCTTAATAATGGCCGCATCTGGAATTGGAGCGTTTGCTGCTGGATTATCGGATGGATTCAACAACATGATGCAGCTCAGCATGCAAAAAAAATATTACGACAGCCTCAGTGAGCACAGGGCAAATCAAGATGATCTTAAGGCTCAGCAGCTTGCCGCAAAGACGGAAGGCGGTGGTGCCAAAGGTCCGGATCGAGAAGGGTTCAAGGGTTCCTTAATGCCGATATTCAAGGCAAATAACACGGCTCCCGCCCCGCAGCGTCCTACGATGACAAGCCAACCAGGATTGGGCCCGGACACGCTTACCGACGTTGGCGCATTATCCGGCAATGCTGCTGGAGCATATCAATCGCCGAGCCTCGCCAGTACATCAGCAGCAAAGAACCAAGCGCAGCCGGTTCAGCAGGACGAAGATTTCAATCCGGTACATGAAATAGTGAAGCAAATTTATGTTGGCGATCTTGCGAATCAACCCGACAAACTCAACGCCATCCGGGCCGCAGCCGCAATGCACGGCATGGGAAAGGAGGTTGATCCGTGGCTGGATTCCCTCGTAGCTTCGAAGAAAAGCGGTATTTTTGATGCTGCCATGAGCTTGAAGCAGGGGAACATAGATGGGGCCATGGATAACCTGAAGCGCGGCGGCATTCAGTTGGAAGGTCGCCCGTCGAGGGTTGACCCAAATGACAACAGCAAGTGGAAGGTAAACATTTCCGGGACCGGCGAGCAAACGATAAATCTGGATGATTGGGCAACCTCCACGCTGGATCCTGAGAAGTATTCAAAATTCCTTCTTGACCGCCAAGGCGCAGTGGACAAGTCACGCTTGACGGACGCGCAGATCGATAATCAAAAAGCTGGTGCCGAGAAAGATCGTGCAATGGCGAAGGCGTATGGTTTAGGCAGCCTTGGTGCTGGCCGACGCTCCAATAATGGAGGTGCTGGGCTATCCCCCACGGTTCGCAAGACCGTGGAAACCGATCAAGGTATCGTTGCAATCATGTCGGACGGTTCCAAGCGGGTTATTGCTGATGACCAGGGCAATCCGATGTTCGGCACTTCTGGCTTAAAGACTGCGGCGGGTTTGATCGGTAAAACTATCGATCCGATGAGCGATACCGGGGAGATTGCTGGCAAGGTCAACGCTTTGACCAATCAGTTGAGAGGCACAAAAACGGGACCGGCGCCCGCGCCGGCATCAACTGGAAAGGTACGCAAGTTCAACCCACAAACTGGGCAATTTGATTAAATCTCACCTCGGGTTTGATAGAATAAATCAGGCTCGACAGGAGGGTGCAATGATTGCTCGTTTGATGTGTGTAGTGATGGTTGCGACATTGGTTGGATGCGCGACCTCAGCCGGGTTGAGAACGAAGCTGGATGGGATAAACGGCTTGTCTGAAACCGATCTGGTCAGATCAATGGGAACGCCGCAGCAGGTATACGAGACAGAAGGTGCAAAGTTTCTCACCTATTCATCATCGCGATTTGTGATGGTGCCTACTGCTTCTGGCAGTATTGGCAACACCAGATCGTGCCAGATAACTTTCGAAATCAACCAAGGTATAGTCGTGGGGTCAACCTTCAAGGGAAACGACTGTAAAGCATAACCTTTACCAAAACTGGAACATCAAAGCCGCCTCCGGGCGGCTTTTTCATTTCTGGAGACTGATTAATGGTTCAACGTGTCGAGGCCTGGGGCAATGTACTGGAATTCCCGGATGGGATGAGCGATGAGGATATGGCATCGGCAATCCTGGAAAACGAAGTCCACTTAAACCCGAATGCTTCCGCCTCAACCAAAGCAAAGTCTTTCGTATCCAGAGGGGTAGACGCTGGCCTATCCATGCTTACACCCAAAAAGAGCATTGCCAATCAGGCACAGGAGCGTTCCGCCTCTACCGCAGGTCTCGCAGCACCCCAGGTAAATGGCGTGCCGGTCCGCCAGGACTTCTACAATCGGATGGTTGCGGAGACTCCGAAAGGTCAAGTCACGCCCGGCACTGGAATCGTGGCTCGTACCCGCAACGCTGCCGTACAGGATACCGAATCCCAGAAGGGCAAGCGTGTCGTAGCGAAGGCGTTTGTTTCCAATGAACCGGTGCCGGAAGAGGGCGGATTCATCAATTCTGCCGGGCGCACCATCGGCCAGAATATCAAGGGTGCCGGGCAGATCGCCGCTGATTTTATTCCTGGGGTAGAGCAGGACAACGCAGTAAAGCGCTATGGGCAGGCTGTCATCGATGCGAATCCCACCGCGGTAAATTCTCTTGAGGATATTGCAAACAAGCCGGGCACCGCAGTAACGGAAGCAACCGGCAACGCCGCGCCTTCCATGGCTGGAATGGTTGGCGCCCGGGCGGTAGGGCAGGGCATCACTGCGCTGTCACCTTTTGCTGGCCCTGCTGCACCATTGGTTGCCGCTGTCGGTCAGGTTGTGTCCTGGCTGGGCCCGGCTGCAATTGCCTCTCTGCCGTCCTACAGCGGAATCCGGGATAAGCAGATTCTGAACGATCCGAAGAATCAGGAATTGGGTAAGGCCAAGGCGATAGCGTTGCTTGGAGCCGGCGCAGTCGGTGCAATCGAACAGGCATTCGGCCCCCAGCAATGGGCAATGGCCGCGCTCACGAGAGAGGGCAGGGCGCAACTCGCGGAGAAATTCGCTGCTACGACTCTGCCTGGGGCAATTGGAAAGGGAATTGCCAAAGGTGCTGGTATCGAAGGCTCAGAAGAGCTCGCTCAGAATCCCATCGAGCAGCTTGCCTCGTTCGACAATCCGACGACTCCCGAAAACCTGAAGGAGACGGCTTTCGGCGGAGCTATGGGCGCGATCGGCGGCGGCGTGCTGGGTGGTGGAACGGGTACCATTGCTCGGCAGAATCCGACGCCAACCATACTGGGCAAGCCAGTCACTGAAATATCCAATGGCGTTTTGAATTACACCGCTGCTCGTGGAAGTAACCGCGCCAAAGCTGCTGCTCAGGCCGAGCTGGCCCGGCGCGCCGCGCAGGGTGTCGATCCCGCTGTTGCGGATCAGCCAGAATCAACTTCTGAAGCCGTGGAGCGCATCATAGCCACGGGCAAGGATAAGGCTGATGAGATTCGGGCGAACGCGGCCAGCGAGCCCGACGCGATCCAGAGCGGCATATTCGACGAGCCGGACCATATTGTTGACGCCACCAATATGGTTGGAGAAGGAACGGGAGGGGCTGTCACCGATAACCCGACTCCGGAGCCGGTTGAAACTCTCAACGCGCAACTGAATGCGCTGGCCGAAGGCCGGAAGCCTGGGGTGCTGCTGACACCCGGGGAACCGCTACCTGCTACGCTGCCGCCGGATGTGAGAATAGCGATGGTTCCGAATCGGGGAATGCTGCTGTATCGCGATGACGCCACCCTGCAAGCCGCACTGAACGGCCAGATGGGTACGGCGTTGGGCTATGGGATCGATGAGAAACCGGGCGGCGCTACTCAGGTTGTCACTGCTCGCGATCCGAACGGGACTGTGATTCAGGATGTGGCGACCGATGGGAATCCGCAGGTACAGCAAGCAACGGCTACCGTGGCAGGCCCGGGTGGATCAGTGGAAGTCAGGCCGGTTCAGGAGGCGATGGCGGAGCGTGGGGCGGCAGTTTCTCAACCTCAGGAGCCGGGAGTCGACGCAATCAAGGCTCTCAAAGCGCATTTAGATGCAGGGAACAAGCCGCGCATAAGCTCATCACGAGATGAACGCGGGAACGTTCGAGTCGTCGCCAACGTTGGCACGGCAAACAATCTGCAGTCAATGGTCCTTAATCTGAAGCCAGAAGAGCAGAAAGCGTACGATGCTGCGGTGGAAGGGTTGGCATTCACAGAAACAAGCGACGGAAGAAAAATAGCAGAAAAGGATCTGATTAACGCGGTGCGGCCAGCAATAGATAGAGTCGTTGCTGGGGGTGAGGCGCAATCTCCTGCAGGGGAAGTAAGCAAACGGCCGGAGGGACAGCGGCTACCTAACGGTAATTCCCCTCATCCTGTTGATACCGAAGCGTCTCACGCGGAAGCTGATTTGCCGAACGTTCAGCCGGTTGCCAAGGCCAATGTAGCCGAAAATGGTCGGCAAGGCAATCTTCGTCCCCTCGTCGAATCCCTCATCAAACGCCGGGCTGCGGCAAAGGAATCCGGCAAGGAGCGCAGCCTGAACAGCGCCATTACTCGTGCAAAAGAGGTGATGGATGGCAAACGTACCGATACCGAACTCGAATCGAAGTGGTTCCGCGTGCAGGCTGCCGGGATGAAGAAGTCTGATCCCGATACGGCTGAAATATTGAAGCGCATCGGGGAGACGGTGAAGGCTCCGAATGCCCTGAATACTCAGCCTGGAAATAAATCGTTCGAGAGATATGCCGCGCTTGGTGACGAGATTGGAACCGCGGAGCAGGCAGTTGCTGACGCGGAAGAGATAACGGGATTGCGTCTCGGGCTGCAGGTTGTTTTTGTAAAGCTGCCGCCGAATAATCCGGCTCGTTTCATACCTGGAAGTCGAACGATAGAGGTTTCCAAGGATTGGAACTACGCGCGGGCTGAGGGCGCCCAATACATCGCCGAAGAGTTATTCCATGCTGTTGACTCATTATCAGAAAATTACACACTGAGCGCATCCAGCAAACGACTGGATTTGAAGACGGGGGATATAGCGCAGGAGGTTTTTAAAGACTTCCGTGGGAAAGGAATATTTGCTAAATTTTTTGCTTATCCATTAATTGAAAATGATCTAACGGATTCAGTCAAAAAGGCCGAACTTTTCGCCCGTCTTGCAGTATTATATTTTGGTGATCCTGCAAGCATGCAGCGTCATCTACCAATAGCTTATGGAGCATTCAATGGAATATTCAGGTCTTCAGCTCACCCAGTTAGCGGAGAAATATCACGAAGCGTTTGGTCCTTTTCCAGAAGGTCTTCTCCGCTGGTGCGCGAACACGGGGCAGGTGGATCAAATGGCAACAGGAATGGAAACGGCGCTCAAGACGGGGAAAGAGCCGAACTGGAGCGATTACGTGAGACGATCAGGGTCTCCTTCGAGGCAAGGAAGTACGGAGCAAAGGTCTACTTTACCCGCCTAGATACCAGATCATTCAAGACTAGGCTTGCTGCTTATAAAGAGAAACAGCGAGCGAGCGCTGAATCCGACCGAATAGCATCGGTCCGTCATCGATTAAAAGCGGCGGAAGACAGAGCAAAACAGGCCACCCATAGCGGTGGCCTTTCTGTTTCTGGGGACCGGAAAGCGAGTGTTCAGTCCCTGGTAGATTCGATCCGCTCGGAATGGAAGAATGCGCCTGAGATGGTCGTGGTCTCGAATATGTCGGATCCGGCCATTCCTGAACGTGTGCGAAGTGAGAACGACCGGCAAATGTCCCAGGGAGCGATCGGGCAGCCGGAGGGCTTCTTCTACAAGGGCAAGGTGTATATCGTTGCCTCAGAGATGCGCAGTCCGGACGATGTAGTACGCGTGCTGTTCCATGAAACGCTGGGGCATTTCGGCCTGCGGGGCGCGTTTGGCGATGAACTGAAACCCATCCTCAAGCAGGTCGCGGTTGGATGGCGTTCGAAGGTTGAGGCGAAGGCCGAGCAATACGGGTTGGATATGTCGATCGAGAAAGATCGGCTCATCGCAGCCGAGGAGGTGCTGGCTGAACTGGCACAAACCAATCCACAGATAGGGATGGTGCAGCGCGCAATCGCCATCATTCGCGCCTGGCTCAGGAAGAATGTTCCCGCGCTGGCGAACCTGAAGATGACGGATGCGGAGATCATCCATCGGTTTCTGATCCCGGCCCGCCGGTTCGTGCAGGAGGGGAAGGCTGCGGAACAGGAAGGGTTGGCGCCGGCGTTCAGCCGCTCCACCCCCGGCAACACCGCCTCCTGGGACGCACCTGAGCCTTCCATGATGGATGACCTGATATACAAGCTTCAGAACAAGCACATCGATCTCAAGCGCGTGGTCGAGGCCGTCAAGGCAACCGGTGCGCAGATCGCCGACAAGTGGAACGCCTACCTTCAGGAAGAGTTGTTCCACGGCCGGGCCGCGAAGCGCGTTCAGGATTTCGTGAACGATGAGCTGCGGCCAGTTATCCAGGGAATGAAACTGCGCGGGCTGACGGTGGATGAACTGGACCAGTACTTGCATGCCCGGCACGCGGAAGAGGCGAACAAGCTGATAGCGCAGCGCGATCCCAATATGCCAGACGGCGGCTCCGGCATGACCACGAAGGACGCCAAGGCCTATCTCGCCGGCCTGCCGGCGGACAAGAAGCAGCGCCTGGAGAATGTGGCAAAACTGGTCGATGCAGTGATCGCGAAGACTCGCGACCTGTATCTTTCCTACGGACTGATCGACCAGGCGACCGCCGACTCATGGAAGAACATGTTCCAGCACTACGTTCCCTTGATGCGCGAGGATCACGA